CTTGTACATCGTTACCCACTTCACTGACCAATTTGCTGCGGTTATCGTGCGTGTATTCAGTTGATGGTCTCTTTCACTGGTACTTTTACCCAAATTTGGGTAAAAGTCCTTGTTTTCGACAAACCCAATTTCTTCGATTCTACGTGGTAGCCACGTTGAAAATTTGGTCTGGTTACCAAGAACCTGATGTAAAAGTCGGCCATCTAAGCAACGTTTGTTAACTCCGCCAATTGGAGCCTCAAATACTTCAATTTGAATTGGTGATTTTTGAGTGTTCATTGTTATTTCCTAACTATTTAATGATTAAACTTTTCGTCAGCAGTAACGAAAAGTACGTTCCGACTCCTACCCAATTTTGGGTAGAACCCTAAGCCGCCTCATCTTCGATAGGCGGTAAACCTAGCTCCTCCTCTTTCTCTTCAATAGCCTTACGCAACATAATTCGCGCCATTTGCGCTACGTTGCGATCTTCAATTTTTACAATGCGCTCTAACCGCTTCTTTAAATTCAAGTCACGAGTGCTAATCACACCGTCATACGTTTTACCTTTGGACATACCCAATGGCCTCCTTCCTACGTCGTATGTTCGTAACGACAAACCTATAATCAAATCACTTTTTAGTCTCAAAAACCCGTGTTAGCATGAAGTTATAACGTATACACTGTATAACTGAGCCTAAATTTAGTGTTTCTGTATTCAACGAAACCAACAATAGATCAGTTTTTAGTTACTTGCAAGACTGGAAAACTAAATAATGGACAAATTCTTTGTTGAGCGTCTCAACTTAGTTCTTAGTGATAGAAAACAAACTCCGTGGGGAAAGTCATTAGGCTTCACTGGTGGTTCAATTTCTTCAATTTTTGGCGGGAGAATTCCAGGGCCAGAAATTCTCAACGTCATCCGCAGGGCGGAGAACGTCAACCTAAACTGGTTACTCACGGGGGAAGGGAAGCCTTTCATTGTCAATTACTTCCCAAATGCCAAAGACTTCGTTGAAACTCTCGATGCTATGCTCAATGACGAGTGTTGGAAGATTTGTGTATGCGCATTAGCAGAACAAACCGTGCTTATCCTTACTATGCCGGGGCAATATGAGTTCAAAGGTAAATGGGTTGATTACACCATGTGCGAAATACTCGTTGGACATGGAAGTGAGGAACTAGCAAACGTTCTGCGCAACCACCAAGCCAACGTGATATTTACATTACGCCAGATTTACCAAACGAAACCCTAAAACAAATAGCCAACGGCGAACTAGGCACATACGGCTTACTCGCCGAAGGATTTGGTTACTGGATTCAACCAGCAAACAGTCATGATCTTGAGTTTATACAGGAGGCTCGACAAGGAGCACCTGTTTCAGCCCCCTTAATGAGGGCTGTGGTAAAACTCGTTGAGGACTGCGCACAAAAAAGCAAACAAGTATTAACCAATGAGCAGAAATCTCGCGTAATCACAGCAGCTTACCGTCAAGCAGAGAGGCTAAACTTAACCGAGGATGAAATCCTCTCCGCCATTGAAACTGCTTTTGATGTACTCAAAGACTGATCTCGCTTAGCGGCAATACTTTCCAAACGTGCTAACGCCAGAGCTAACACTTGTTGCTCTGGCGTTTTTTCATTGAATGACCTAACCATTTGTACCCTAATTTTAGTGTTTCTCTTTTTGAGTACAGTTTACTGATTTTTGCAACGTAAGTTGCTGTGCCACCCGTCACATAGCGAATGTGTAGACGCTGCACTAGAGAATAGAGACGGATTGTCTCCGTTCAACTAGCGGTGTTTTTTTCCCTGTATGATGCGCGGCGAAATGAAGAATCTAAGACTCAAACAAGCGAGGGTGGCGGCAGGATTGTCCAGGGAAAAAGTTGCAGCAGCTATGCACAAATCGCCACACACCATCAAATCCTGGGAAACGACCTCACGTCAGCCAAGAACGCTACGTGAGGTTGAACGCTTGTGCGCGATTTTAGATATTACAGTGAACTGGTATCTCACTGGCCAGCTGCCAATGAGACCAATAAAACAAGGCGAGAAAGAAAGGGAGTTGCTTCGGCTTTTTGCAACGCTGACTGAGAAACAACAAGATGCGATACTACAACTTATTAAGGCAATGGCTTAGGTTTCCCTTTCGATGCTATTAATGAGTCTATCTGCATTTGCATTTGCGCTTGCTCATTTTTTAGCTGAATTATCTGATCTGATTGTTGACGTATTAGTATTTTCAAATCAGAGTTTTCATCAGAAAGTCTCAAGGCCATTTCAGAAGAGCTTTTTTCCTTATTCGCTTTATTCATTTCATCTGCAAGGGTAGAAAAACCTTGGGAAAGCTTATCGAACCCAGCAGATATAACTTGTATTTCCCCTTGATCAGCTTGAGTTCCTGAATTAACCGAGTCCCAAGTAAGCCAAGCACTAAAAGCAGTCAAGGTTAGAACAAATACGTTCAATACAATCCCCCAAAAAGCCAACCGGATCCCAGTCCTCGCTATATTGATACTAGTCATTGCTATTGCTGCAGATTCTTCACTTGCTTTTTTAGTTTCGATAGCAGCCTGGCTTTGATTATTGTCAATATTTCTCATGTATTCAGCTGATTGAGACATTATGTCAACCATTGCCTCAAGATGCTGTTCTTGCCTCTGAATTAATTGTTCATTTTTTCGCTTTCTTTCATCCTCTAGCCTATTGTGCTTTTCAATTTCATCTAAGAAAGCAAGATTTCTCTTAGGTTCCGAAATCTTAGGTTCAATAAATATATGTGGCTCAGTGATTAAATTGGCAGCTGCTGTCGCATTTTTGTAATGCTCAATAGAGTTAAAAATTGAAGAAGCCATCAAATTGGTTGTCTGATACTGTGAAAGCAATTTATCAGACAGCATTCCAATTTTAGGTATCCCAGCCATTATTTTGTTTGTTCGCTCATCTAATGCTTCCTTTTCAAGAACCATCAAACGGTATAAATATTCGTGTGGAGACTCATTGTCCTGTTTGGGATGAATAACGTCACCTTCATCAAATGAAACAATGACTTTCCCATCTTCTTCACGACGGTTTGTGATACTTTCACGGTATAGATATTCATGTCTCTGCAGAAACAAATCCGAAAATTTATCTAACGTATCCTTGCCAAGCTGTGCCGCTTGCTCTGCCGATATTTGCCCTGACTTCGGTTCTTCATGATCAATAACTAACTCAGCCGGATAGACAAGCACCTGCATTAGAAACCGAACGTAAGTGTCAGCAGCAATTTCCTTTATAGGACTAGTGCGAAGCAAATCAGAAAGCTTACTTAGACCTTTAACTCTAAGGGAAAAAACCGCTAATTTACCTATTTCACTATCTATTTCACCCACGAATGTACCGAGACTGCCAAGTGCTTTCGACAAATTTTTAAGAATCAAAACCGAACCCCATCAAAATGCTATGGGCATAGTTTCATTTATCGCTTTTGCATAGTCAATTATCTAAGATGGGGAACATCTCCAACATTTTTAGGGATCACAAACTCGCCGCTTAATGTATGCCCAGCTTCACTCAACGCTTCGGTTACCTTGCTGCACATCCATTGGGTATTAAACTCTGACCGCTTATGCCCAGACACAAGGATATTCCGTTCTGCTTGAATCCCTGGAATAAACGGGAACTCTTCCAGCGTTAGTACGTAATCTTGGCATTTTTCATGGTAAAGGGCAGACTCCGCCGCGGAGCGAGCGGCCGCTTCCGATGAGTAGACTTTGCTGAGCTTTTTTACTTTACCGCTACTATCACCCACACGGACGGATTGCTTTTGCCCTTGCTCAACCTTTTGCCAGTAAGCTTCCACCGCTTGAAACTTTCCAGTTCCTTTGAGCTCAATAACGGCTTGGGTTTCATCAGTTAAATGAACGGGGACAGCAGGCAAGGTTTTCCCGCTGACGCTTTGGTTATTACCGCGCTGCGAAAACACCAGCTTTTTATTGGCCACTTTCATGGTCGCGCCATACTCAGTTGCTAGCTCAGTGACTAGGTCTGCATCACTCTGCCCTGCTTGCACGTAGTGCTCAATGGTGATGCTGGCATATTCCGCATCGATAGCTGCCGTTAATCCATTACGTTGAGCAACGGTTTCAACCAGCGCTTTTAAGCTTGTTTTTTGCCAAGTGAAATCACGCTGGGTTTTAAAGCTGCCGCCTAAGTTTGCCGCGTCACCTGAAAGGTTTATGGTTTGCTCTGGGCTCATGAGCTTCACCGAGTTGACGGTATAAGTACCACGAAATACTAAACTGTCGATGGTTTTCCCAGTGTAGATTTGTAAGGTCGCCTCATTGCGGGGGAATGCGATTTTCCCATCATCAGCAAGCACCAACTCAAAGGTATCACTGTCTAACCCTGCTTCATCAGTGATGGTGAGGCTTACAAAGAACTCGCGCAATATTGGGGTAATGTCTTTCCCCTCAGCGATGATTTTAAATGGCATTAATCCCATAGGTTGATCTCCTGCGTTTCTGCAGGGGGCTCAAGTGGAGGAAGTTGTATTTCTACTCCGGCTTCTAGTGGGTGTGGCCGCGAGGAAAGGCCGCGGTTTGCCTTTAATACGGCCTCATACGCACCTGGCATACCGTTGTAATAGCGGTAGGCAATATCATCAATTTGATCGCCTTCTTTGCTGATGTAAATGGTCATATTCAAGCCTTATCTGGATACTCTTTTAGCTCGATGTTGAATTCGATTTTCCGAGCGACGCCCTTGGTAAACAACTGGGATTTATCAACCTCAAGAGATCGTATTGTCCATAACCCCAAATCTTTACCCAAGCCATCAATCATGCGTAGCGGCTTGCCTTTGTCCCCTTCGGCTTTCATCTTATCGGTTTGCCCCAATCCGCCGCGAAAGTGCGGATAAATGGTACCTTTAAAGCGAAGGGTTGAAAGGTCAGCGCCTATGAATTGAGAGCGGGGTTTTCGCCCCGCAAGGTTATGGTCACTCCAACGCCAAGCATGAACTTCCTGAATGTTTTGTAATGCGGCGGTATCGATACTGAATCGATAATCCCCCAATGCCATCATCACATCCGCCATGGTGTCTCCTTAATCTGCGAAGCTGACATTGCGCCCTCCGTTATTCAATTTCTCCATTTGCTTGGCAACGCGCATCACCATTTTTTCCAGCTTATTGATTTGCTCGTCATTGACGCTGCCTTGAACGTGGAAAACAGGGTTGAAGTTAATTTGTGCCGGTGCGGATTGGTTCGGTTTACTGGCGTTGATTTGCATGGCCGTATTGGCCTGCAGCATTTGTGGCGCGTTAACGTTGGCTTTTTTTACGCTATCACCAGGCTTGGGCGTGTTGGATCCAAACCAACTTCCAACCCACTCACCAATGCTTTCACCACCAATTCCCCCGATGATGGCTCCTGCTAAACCACCAATTGCCGTTCCAATGACAGGAACAACAGAACCCACCGCAGCACCTGCCGCTGCTCCGGCCAATGCTCCGCCCATGTTGCCTACCGTGCCACCTATGGCGGTAGACTTTTCTCGGCTATTCATGGAGTCATCAAGTAATGTCGAGCCAATATCAATAGCACCGAGCGCCGCGCCAACATAAGGCAGCTTGCGAGTCAGTCCGCCGAGCCTACTCATCGATGAAACGCTTTTGCCTGGCATTGAGCGTGTACGGGCTTTCCCACGCTTACGTCTACGCTTTCCATCACCCTCACCGCCTAAGCCGCCGAATCCATCGGCTGGCATATTGGTGACGTACACTTTCATCACATCACCAGTCGGCAAATTGGGCATGTCACCGCCTTCCCCTTTCGAGCCGCGGACAAAATCAACCACACTTTTACCCATGCCATAGGCTTTTTTACCTGCCCATACTGCCCCCAATGTACCGGCTAATGCCGTGGCTCCCGTTAATGCTTTTTCTAGCGTCTCGGGCTCAAGGCTGTTAATGGCATCCGCTAAATCAGCGATAGGTTCAGCTAATTTGTCATCAGCGAAACTCATCCATGCGGTTTTTAAGCTCATCATAGCGGCGTTGGCTGTCTGTGCCGCTCGAGCGGAATCTTGCAGCACTGATGTACCATCACCGCTGATATCGAGGAATGAATTGAAAGCGGTTTTGCCATCGTCACTGGCTAGAACCTTCATGAAACGCATCGCTTCATCACCAAACAGTTGGCTGTATTCAGTAATGTCGGAGTTGGTCTCCTCCATGATCTCTTTAACGATGGAGGGAAGATCGCGAAACTTCTTCTCTCCTCGAGCAAGCGCTTCTTCATCGAAAACCTGAATACCCAGCTTTTCAATGTCTTCATAGTTGGCAGTAATATCAGCCAATACAGATTCCATTGCGCTAGCCGCTTCTGCTGCAGAGCCTGAACCCATTCTGGCTATCTGCAGCATTGCACCCATTTCTTGAACTGCTTTTGGTCCTGTTCTTCCCATTGCGGCATAGGCTGCAGATACCGATGCCCCCTCTGCAGCAAGGTTCTGTAAGGTGAATGCCCCAGCCTTACCTTGCACAACTAAGGTATCAATTGCCGATAGAACATCTTCGCTATTTTTTAGGCCAAACTTTTGCGACATGTCTGCGAACATTTCGCCAACATCGACACCCGCTGCACCTGTGGCTTGCATTACCCGACCGATATTGGCCATGTTCTCCTGAGCGAATTTAAGATCACCGGTTTTCTCGACAATCTTCTCAACCGCTGACAACATTTCGCCTTGATCAACCCGAATATCGGATTGCTGGGAAGTGGCAAACATTTCAGCTCTCAGCTGTGTCATTTCCTCTTTGGTTTTACCCGCCTGAATGCCTAGCCGTTCGTACCGTTCCTCAAGCCCCATCACCACAACAGCAGAGCCGGCACCAGCCGCACCAGAGGCTAAAGCCGTCCATTGATTGCCCAAGTTATCGATGCCTTCACCCATTTTATCGACACTGCGGCGCATTAAATCGGTCTTTTTGATCGCAGCGCCTATCTCTTGGGTGTACTGACGAACTCGCTTACCCGCATTGGATAAGCTTTGCCCCACTTGGCTAGTCGCTCGGCCAGTACGTTGATTTTCACGACCAAGCCTTTGCGTTTCATTCTTGAGTCGTTGCGAGCTTTTGCCGAGCCGTTGATTTTGCTGCTCAAGATTGTCAAAAGCCCGGGAGACAGACCTGTCAACCCGAGCTTCTACACCAATCCCGACAGATACGTTGTTGTCTGCCATGTTATTCCTCACCTTCTTTTAACTTGCTGAGCTTTTCACAGTCAGCAAGCCAATCGAACAATTCCGCGATCATTAGCCCTCGGAGTTCTCCGAGTGGGACTCCGCCACAGAACTTGGAAATAGCAATGCACACTTGGCGGCATACATCGGGAGTGGCAACAAAAAACAGTCGTACGCCTTTTGCAGCTGCAAATAGTCATACTGAGACATGCTGCCAATGAACGCTCGGGTGGTATTGGTCAAGTTGGCAAACAAATGCGCCTCATGCTCACCGTTGTCTTCCACTAATTCGCCATTTACCACGAGGCGAGATTGCTTTTGTGCCAGTAGAACATCATCAGTGGTGGGCGGTCGCATGGTAAGTTTTGGCTTCAACTCGCCATCCAGCTTGCATGGTACCTGTAATGTAATATCGATAGGTTGATACATTTTCACTCCTAAATACCCAATGCTTTGTTGATACCGGCACGCAAGTTGATGCCGCCCACACGTTCAATACCAGCCATGATATCGATGTGAACTAACTCCACTCCGTTATGCAGAATGGTGTAAGTCGTCCAAGTGATTTTGCAGGTCATTTCAGCCACTTTCTTACGCTCAAACTCACCCATATCTAAGCCAATCACTCGGCCATTCACTTTCACAATAAAGCTATCGACACCAGATTGGCCTTGTAACGCGGAACGAAAAACAAATGGCTTTTCCAATCCGTTGGTTAAACCGAACATGGCAATGGTGGTTTCATTTGGCTCGGCAATGGTGATTTCAAGATCTTCCGTCTCAATGACACCCATATCGAGTTTGATGGCTCCCACCATCCCACCGGCTAAATATTCCTCCACCACTCGGTTGAGCGGTGGTAATTTCACTTTGGGCACTAGCCCAATCATGCCGCGGCCATCCTGAAACCAGGCGTAATCCGCGAGAACTTTTGGTGGTCTACGTTCCATAAGGATCCCTTACTACTGAAAGATTACGTCGGCGTAATCGTTGATGAAGTGACTGGTCACGGTGATGTTCTGGGCGATACCAGGTGGCGTGAAGTCGTAATCCAGATAGAAGTTGCCAGCAATAATAGAATCGGGCGGGTTTAAATCAGGGTCAGCCCACGCTTTTGCACCGTAGAGATGGCCAGCACGAATTTCTCCATCAAGCCCGTTTTGTACCGAATCAGTAACATCCTCAACAAAGGTGGCAAGAATTTTACGATCTCGGGCCCATTTAAGGCTGGATGTGATCATGTCCAAAATCATGTCGTTAACACGGACATGTGCATTGAACTGCCATTTGGGGTCATCACTGCAGCTTAAGTTACCCCATGAGCGGTAGCCACTATCCAGAATCACTGTGGTGATTTGGTTTTCGTTGAGTAGGTGCGCCATGCAGTTGGTATCACCATCCGCATAATCCACAGGGAACTCTGTTCCCAACGTGCCGTTGATTTTGCGGTTTGATAAAGATGCGCTGTAACCGTCGTTAGGGTCTTGGTCTTTTTGAATCTCTAAGCCCAACATATACGCACTCATCGGTACTAGGCGACCGTAAGCATTTTTTACTCGTGGCCAGAATAGCTCGAGGCGTTTATCCCCCCAGAGTTGTCGATACGCGACCGCTTCTTCATAAGTTGTCCCTGGGCAATCACCAAACACTTTACAGCGTAAGCGAGTGGCGATGGGCAATAGCTTGGTCAACACAGACTGGTTATGCAAAAATCCTGGAACGCCAAGTAAGCGAGGGCGTTTACCCGTAACCGCTTGTACATCCAAAATGCTTCAAGGCCAGATTTAGCACCTGTGGCTGGGTCAACACCACCAATGATATTGGCAATGGTGGCAGCTTCATTTTCGCCTTCTTCAACGCGGATAATCGCGATGGCACAGCGCTTTTGATCGTAGATAGCCTGCAGTGCATCGGGCAATGTTCCTTTGGCATCACCGACCATATCAAGCTTGGCAATGATGTGCGGATTTCCTGCTACGAGCACTTGTTTCCCAATTGGAAGGTGGCTGGGTCGGCATCTGGCGCGGTACCTACGACAACAGCGAATGACGTGTCAGCCATTTGCATGGGCCGCACGCCGCTGTTGTCTGTAACGCCAAAAATGCCATGTTTAAATTGTAATGACATGGTGTGTTCCTTTGTTGTTCGAACAAGAACTCACCTTCAGCGGCATCGTTAAACTAGTGTATTGGTTAAGAGCAAGAAAAGAAGGGGTTAGGCTTCTGGGTTAACAGGCCACGGGTTTTCAAGTTGGATTTTTTCGCGAGCGGCTAAACCTTGCTTCTCAAGTTCAATGGCTTCTGCTTCGTTACCTTTTAAACGTTTCACGACAGCTTCAGCAATCAGTGGGTCAACAACTTGCACATATAACGAGCGGCGAGTATTGTCGATGGCATTGAACTCATCTATGTATTTGGCGCTGATGTCAGTCACCCATTCGCCATCAATCCATTTATCCCAACGCGTTTTCGGCTTTTTATCCGTAAAACCCTCTTTGATGGGACCTAATTCATTGATCGTTTCGGATACTGTGCAATCTGCTGTGTCATAAATCACTGTACCGCGATGGTCTTCGATATATTCCGTTCCACTCAAATCATCGAGTGCGACAACAGCAAAGCCTTTTTGGGGTGGTAGCGGCTCAACGGTTAAAGCCCCTTTGGGGATGTGATACATTCCGCCGCGGAAGGTAGCCGTTACTGCTGCTAGTACCTCGCGAGTTTCACTAATGGGGTAGAATTTCATCTTCTTCTCCTTATTAAATCGCGATAGCCATTGCGCGAGCCGTATTTCGTGGGTAAGTCGCGTACGAAATCAAACTGTTCACTCCAGAAGAGGCAGTACTTACTAACCCCTGATAGTAAGCTCCTGACGACCCGCTCAATCTCTCTTCAGAATTGTTCGGATATAGAGTATCAGACCAAGAATTAATCGGTGGAGTGACTAAATAACGAGTGGTACCCGTATTATGTACTGAAACATAAGGAATTTGCGTTGGCGCTTGAGTTGAGTTCAATTCTCGATTTTGAGTTCTGCCACGTCCATTATCCCAAACCCGCAAAAACTCATCACGGATCTCACCCGTATTAATAACACTACCATTGACCAAGTCAGGATAACGTCGAGCCAGACGCCAATAGACAGCGATTGGTAAATCAACGTTAATTTCCATCACAGCCCACTCCGGCGCATCTTCAGCAAGCCAGAAAAAGGGCATGCCAACCTGATCACCTGTATATGGGAGCCAATAAAATGGCTTTGTGTTGTCCTGCCAGCCTGTATGTCGATTCGCAATATCAAGCGGGGATTTTCCCGAAAGGGATTCGACATTGGAGTACCATTGCCAGTAACTCAGCTCGCCGCTTTCAGCATCTTTTGTGTAACACACCTCTCCTGCGGAATAGATTCGAACAGGATCGTATGCAAGGAACTGGGCGGATGATGCTAATGGATACTGCGGATGCGGATTCTCAGCAACGAGATGCTTGGCATCTTCGTCTTTCACAAACTTACGAGTGGCAGTCACAATCGTTGGGTCAATCATCACAATTGGATCTAGTGATGTCACCGCAAACGTCATTTCAATGTAAATGTCATTCACTTCTCCACCGTTATTGCTACCCGACAGAATAGGAATACGTACAGTATTGCCAACGGCGTGTAGGTATGAAGTACCGTCAAACGTTGCTACAGCCGCAAACTCTCGAACGGCGATATCAACAATATCATCCGGAATCTTTGCCCATACTTTTAGCTGCGGAACCGCATCCGGTTTTGATGGTGTAATCTTCTCCATCCCCGTAATAGGGATACGCGCCAACTCATGCACTAAGGCCGTTTGCGTGCGAGAAGGTTGAACATAAACGTCATTTGCATCACCGATGGCGATGTGCGTGAAGTTAATCGGCTTGCTGTTCAGCTTGCCGTTAATCTCGGCGTTCTCACCCGCTAAGGTAAGAATCGAGCCGTAATTGAGCGCAGATTCTGGGATACTCATTCTAACTCCAGAGGTAATGGGCCAGAGCGGATAACCATGCCCCAACGTGTAAAGCAGGCATGACCGACATTCACCATGCTAGTGATGTTTTCCGTTCGCCAGGGGCCGGAACGGATCACCATGCCCATGCGGCTTAACACGCACAAATTCATTGGTGAGGTCACTTGGCTAGTAATTGAAATACTCTCAAGGTGAGAGCGGGTATTTTTGGCATTGTTCACAGCTTTAATGATTTGCGGTACGGTGCTTTCATCAATGTCACTGTTACGAGCTTCAAGATTGACGCGGAAGAAACCGGGGCGAAGGTTCTCTTTATCTTCAAACCACTCGGTAACGCTGATCCCATCTTTACGAATCGATTCAATACTTTTATCTAATGCGAATCGAGTACCCTTGCTTGAGTGGATAGGCAGCGATGCAAAAATTACGTTTCGCTTCGTTTCGTCACTCCAATTTTCATCCCAGTAATCAACGCTCATTTCCCACGCCAGATAAGGAAGTAAATCAGCGCGGCACTGGTATGGGTCGTAAAAGGTCTTAATGTCCCGCTCGATAAGGGCAATTTCTTCCCAAAACACTTGCTCCATAATGCGTTCCATTTTGGAAGCAGAGGGTGGAAGCTTGCTGACAAACACTCGATCACTCATTACGCGACTCCGGCTTGAGTCACGATAATCTCAGTGCAATATGGTGCTTCGGATTTAGAACAAAGCACAGAAGCGGCGGGTTCAACGATGGTCACGTCAATAACGGGCTGAAAGCTGACTGATTCATCAACACTTTTTTGAACGTGTGATGCCGCATCAATCAGAGATAAAGTGACGTTACCACCAAGCACATGAGCCTCTTTCGCTAGTTGCTGTAAACGATTTCTGGCTTGAGCTAAGGTTTCACTTTCGCCAGGGCCTGCAGGTAAAGTCAGTTCTACAACAATACGATAGGGTTTGATTACGGCGGATTTTACTGTCAGGTCATCGTTCAACGGGCGAAGTTTTTCTTGGTTAACGTGCTGATAAACCTTATCGCGTAAAGCCTGCGAAGCTGTGCCATCACCAGTGCGGCTTAGGATGTATAAATCAACCACGAAACCATCCGGACTGGTTGGATAAGCGTCTTGCACATCTTCATCTGCAGCTAGGGCATGGAAAATATAAGCGCCATCGGGGCCTGCCGTTGAAAAACTCTCGGGTGCCATTTGTACGCGGCGACGAAACTCATCATCCGTTTCAGTTGGGAATTTCTCGACAGGTCGCCAATCCGCTAAGCGCTGTAGGTTCGTGCCTGTCGCGTAGGCCACCATGTTTTCCAGTGAGATATCTTGAAACTCTTGGCGAGCTCGAGTGACCTCTTCCGACATTGCTGAGAAAGCAAAGTAGAGCGGGTCACCGGCTTTGGGAACTGATGTATTGCTGAGTTCAGCGTAACGCTTCAGCATTCGGGTTCGAATCAATGAAGCATCAAGCTGTTGAACCACTTCAGGCGGTGGTAATTGATAGATCTCAATCTGGCTCACAAACTCAACCCTGAAATCGTTTCAATGGAGCCATCAAACAACAACTGTACATCTAAGGATAATGTCACCTGATTCTCTCCAAACTCTAGCCATGCTTGCACTAGTTTTATCTCGTCATTGAACTCGTTTGGAGGGTGAGCAATAGCATCGGCGACATCAGCAAAAATATCGATTTGCAGCTCTGGCGTGATGTTTCTATCAATCCGTTCTGGCAAGTTAGAGCCGAACGCACGGTCGAGAGGTAATGAGCCTCGACGAGTTTTGAAGCAACGGTTTAGTCGCTGCTTCAGCTCATCGATACCGGTGATTTGTTGTCCCGTTTTTTCATTCAACCAGTGGCCATTTAACCTCCTGCAAAAACATTATCAGAACCAGAGGCAACGCTGGAACCACACCCGACAGGATCACCAACGCGACCTATCGCTTTACCATTCACAAAAACCGTACTGCTGCCTGCAGCTAGTGAGCTGGCATGGGTTTCTGGTATTGATGGGCAAGTGTGTGCTGCCCATCCGTCACCTTGTCGATGCACTGGCTTACCGTTACAGAACACATCAGAACTGCCCCCTGTTGATGGCCGAGGAGGCCAACAACCATGGCCTGTGCAACTGTCCCCTTGTCGAGTTACTGCTGGCATAGTTAGTTCCAATCTATTCGAGGAGCTTGGAAGGACATGTTGCCGCCAGATTGAAAGCGCATGCCGCCACCACTCGTAACTTGTACTTCTCCGTTGGCATTAATGCTCGCGTTCCCCGCAATAGTCACTTGCACATCACCTGCAAAATTGGCTGAGAACTGCTTATTTTCCATGTCGTACTCAAACCAAGTTCCATCAGGGAACTCACGATAAAACAGGTTTAAGTGCTCTTTGGGCTGGTCATGTGAGCTTTGGTTCAAGCTGGCCACAATCACACCCCGCTGAGTGTTGAACTCTTTCACCACAAGCACGAGCTCCCCTTTTTGCAGAGGTGCAAAATCCTTTACCTCTCCCGCGTGACCCACATTCGCAGGTATCCAATCTGTGGTAAGTTCCTGGGTAAATTGCACCTTGTAGCGCAGCGGTTTAGCTTGCACATCAACGATGGTACCGATTTGAATCATCTGAGATATCAGTCTCACCAACTGATTTTGCGTGAACTCAGCCATGCGAATCTGGCTCCAAATCTGAGATGGTGAAATAGTCATCGACGTTGCCATCACCAATATCTGGCGATAAACCAACGGAAATGGAGGTAGGCACTTCATTTGGCCCTACGGGTAGCCAGTCAATCTCTCCACCAAAGTCATACGGGCCAGCCACACACTCACAGATAAACCAACCATCAGGCACTTCTTGCTGCTGTGATGTGATCACTTTCTGGATAGAGACATTGCCTGCGGCAGACGAGGAACAAAAGGAACGCCACTCTTTCAAAAACGCCAGCTCTGCGTTTTCAACGGTTAAACCTTTCGCATCTTTGCCGCAATAAATACGACCAATCACCATGAAGTGAAGCCGAGTGTTGTATACATCTCCCAATGGACTCTCACCGGTATAAATGAAAGTCAAAAGCCCAGCTTTTAATTCTTCATTTTTATAAGCGGCTCGTTCCTGCCAATTTCTGGTTACGTTGCGGTCTGGATAGCGAGCTTTAAACGCCTCTTTAAAGCTCGTTAAAATGTCATCGGGCATGAGTTGTGTCATGGAAACCTCTCGTTATCGAAAGCCAGCTGCACGCAAACCTTCTTCAACAGAACGCTGCAATATCCGGTGGACAGTATCTTGAGTTTGTTCGGCTGCTCTATCGTAAAAATCATTGGCTGGCGTGCCTTTCCTTGCGATAGAACGAGCGATCATGAAAGCAAGGTCGCGTTGGTCCGCTTTCGGAGTTTTAGGTTGAATACGTTTAACTCTCACCCAATCGAGAATGGATTGAACGGGTGGCACACCTTGACCACCCGTTTCTTGAACAACCAATCCGTTGTAGCGCAGTGAGCTGGTGATCATGCGTTGCAGTTCACCAACAACTTGGGAGCGGATTGTGTGAGTTAATGTGCTTTCTGCTTTGGGAGCCTCTTCTCTCGCAACTCGAGCAACCAATGAACCTGCGGTACTCACACCCTGTTTCAAATACTGATTGAGGGTGTCAGGGGCTTTTCGAAAGGCTTCATCCAAAGCGGAATCTTTAACTTCAATATTCAATTCACGCATGGCGGATTTGTCGCTCAAACTGCAGCATCAGCTGCTCATGAATCGCGGCTGGCGTGCCGTTCTTAGCTTCCCCGCCGATGCTATTTCGTACCGATACGGTTTTGTTGAGCTGATGCACCGCAATGTATTTCACGGCTTCTGCTAAACAGCGCAGCAATACTAAGGGTTCATCTTGTGTCTCAATGGAAACACTCTCCCCCGTTAAAACTCGGCTTGCGTAATAGGTGTAGGAAAAATCGCGACCACAACTCATCACCACAGAGTGGCTCGGATAGTGAGAAAGCTGCAGCCATTTTTTATCATCATCACCCGTGATCACGCTTACGCGGGGCAAATTACGTGGATAGCCACTCTCCCAAGGATTTTGGGCGCGCTGACTTTGACCATAGAGCACCGTTTTCACATCAAGAATGTTATCCGGTGCGGGGTAAAGCATTTGGTTAGCCGTGAGCAAGAAAGTGCCAAGCTTGGTTTGTGGCCGATAACGGCTGAAATCGGCCAGAGCCATCTCTATGATTTGCGTCTCTGCCCCTTCAATCAATTCGGCACTGTCCATCAGTGCCTTCTTCAACTGTTCAACTAAGGTTGTCCGTAGCATAGCGCCCCCTTATCGAGTGAATACAAAGGTGCTCACTGAACCCAAGATACCTAAGACAAACCAAATAAGATCACGGTTATATTTGGTTTTCTCATTGGTACCACTTTGGCTTTGCTCTACTGGCCGCAGTCGGCTTTCCACATCGTCAACCGTGCGCTCTAAGCGCATGAATTGACTTTCAAGATTCGAATGCTTGGTTTGCAATTCAACCATTTGGCTCATTAACTGCGTTTGCTGTTTCATGTAATCGCGCATTTCAATTCTGAAAGCGTGAAACTCAGTTTGAGAGACTGGATTACCGGACATTCGCACCTCCACGTAAGGCAGATGCAATACCACCAAACACTCCCGCTGGTGTAATACCAGCGGAAATTTGCTTGTCTTGCGAACGTTTATGAATGTTCAAGCCAAGAACCGTTAAGGCTACGCTGAATAACCCAGTGAGTTTTGCTGCGCCATCAAATGCTTGTTCCGTGTATTGAGGATGAATGATCATGAGTAGGCAAATGCCAAAGAACAACGATGACCAAGCTAAACAGACCGCATAGCCAAACGTTGGACGCCAACGCCGAACATAAGCGTCATCACTTTTTAGTTCAGCGACCATCAGCTTATGCTGCTCTGTGATCACTAATTTTCGTTCAGCGCTTTCCATCTCTGCCTGCTGATAGGAAAGTTCGCGTAGTCGAATACGTTCATCAATTTCCATTTGCTTAATTTTCAGCAATGCATCGGGATTGCGCAGCAATTCGGCTTCGATCGCATCTGGGGTATTCTCAACCCCTAAAGCATCGGCGATAAGCACGCCAACCGTACCGCCTGCAGGTCCGCCAATTAAGCTCCCCACCAAAGGCGCAGCACCGCCAATCAGAGATTTGATTTTATCCCACATAGTTGACTCCTTTGGGAAAGCCCAGAAAGTTCTGGGCTTTGAGTGATGGGATTAAGCCTGCTCTTCTTGCTCTTTCAGTTTTGAAAGTGCGTCTTGAATTAGCGACAGCTTCATCTGATTGTCGTTTGCGGCCAGCAATTCAATTTGCAGTTCGCTTTCGTCTTTGCCTTCGAGCGTTTGGGCATAAGAGGCGGGGTCAAAATCACGCTCCGCTTTACGAACGGCAAGCTCATCAGCAATCAATTGAACCAACGATTTACGGTTTTGGTCGGTCACCTCAAGCGCTGAGAGATGTTCTAGCTCTTCATCATTGAGCGCGGAAAAGAAAGGCTTGATATCGTCAATTTTACGGGCCAGTAGCTCTTCAAACATTTTCACTTGGAACTTACCTGCATCCGCTTTGTTTGGGTTTTCAAAATGAATGATAGGTAAACGTGCAGAGTGGCCTGGTTGAACCACAGTGGTGCCGAAATAGCGAGGCGTAATGCCTAAGTTAATGAATAGCACCATGAGCTGACGGTTGATTTCTGGTGTAGCAGGAACAAAACGGGCGTCCACTTCACGTGTTTCGCCAGGCTTGATGGAACGACCACCAATCGTCACGGTTTGATTGGTGTTGTTAGTAAACGCTGTAGTGATTGACATAAAGATCACCTAAACCTTTTTGAGTTAGCAAAAAAGCCCCGTTGGCTTTTATCAAGTCACGGGGCAAGGGGTGCACGCACTAGCGGCCAGTTTTGGAATAGAACAGTACGCTGGTAAAGCGGTTGCGAATCGGCTTAGGACAATGAATCGCGTTGTACTCTTCACCGTAGGCTTCTTTGCCACCATTCAGTTGACCATTAGCATCTCGAGCTTCTTGCATTTCGCTCAAGGTGAATGGCTTAACCACGGTATAGGTCAAAGCACCTTTCTGCCCCATGATGATGCGCTCATCACCGAGATGAGTTGCCGGTGCATTGGTTGAGAACGCAGGTAACGCTTTCACCATTTCCAAGTCACCTTGGGCATTGGTGTCTGAGCCGCTGCGCTTCATCGATGCAACAAACTGCTCGGCGTTGGTACAGGTGTCGTTCAGAGTGTTCGACATCAGCAGGAAGTCAGGTGTGACAAAGCGATCATCTTTCATGATGGCTTTACGACGGCCAATCGCCTGCAGGAGTTGGTTGTAATGCTTCTCCGCGGTCACGCCATCTGGAATATCGCTATCCACCTTCACAATGTTGGTTGCGTAGTTGTAGCGAATGGTTGCCGATGCTGCGGTGACGGTTTTCACTGCACCACCTTCATCAACCAGCAAGAATTTGCCGAGGTTGTATGAGGTTACGATGTAGTAAGTGCCAGCAGCTTGCTTGCCAGAACCGTCGTAGGGGTGAATTTCGGTACCATTAATCGTCAACGTAATTGGGTTTTCAACTCCACCAATGGTATTGCCTTGTAAGTCATATTGCTGATGCGGTGCAACCACCGGGAATTGCGCGGTTTTGAAGTTAGCAGAATCTTGCAACTGAGCCGCGATATTTTCGCCGGTGATCTCACCCGCTAAATACGAGTCCGCGACACGTTGCATGGTGTTGACGATACGACGAGCAACCAGTTCTTTAATGATTCGGCTGGCCGTCGCCACATTACGACCCCATGCATCCCAGTTAATCACTGAGGACTTGGAAAAATGCATCAGCTCGTTAGAGACTTCAAACGCAACTTTCATCGGCAATACATACGCCAAATCCATACGCTGTGAGTTTTTAACTTTCGGAATCGAACCGCGCTCAAACACAATGCCATCCCCCATCAGAGCCGAAACATCACGGTTCTCATAAGGAATTTGTGTGGTTGCCGATGCGCTGAAGTCGGTCAGTGTTTGAACCAACTGCAACACGTTAAGGTCAGAAAGTGCTTCACGAATCACTTCACGTTGCACAGATACAGGCAGTTCAGAATCTGACACAATGTTTGCAGAGCTCTGGCCCATTAGGCTAAACGCTCAGCATGGATTTGACGATGGTGGAGACGATCAAACTCTGCCAAGACTTGGCGAGCAAACACGGGCAGTTCTTTCTCTTCAGAGAGTCGAAGCTGACCCAGCGCGAAAGTATTGGTGTTGCGCAGAGCTGAATGGATTTGTGCTTGTAGCTGCAAGCTTTCACGCTGCTGGTCTGGTGTTTGAGTTAGAGAACCAGTGACACTGCCAAAGCCTAAACCGCTCAGCTGGATAGAAACCATCTTCTGGTTACCATGCGTGATCTGATTCTCAGCCAGTTTGGTGATCTGCTCATCTGACATATCAACGCTAATAAGCGCAGAGGCTTCTTTCAGCTCTTTTTTCACGTCATCGCTCAGCCCTTCCGCTTTATCGATGGCATCAGTGAAAAGCTTCACTTTAGTGGCCAGCTTATCTTTTTTCGCTTGTTCAGCGGCCGTTGCGGCGGTCGCTTGCTCAGACAGAATGCGCTTAACGTCATCTTCCGTTAATGAACTGCCCGTGAGTTGAATCACCGGCGCATTGGTCACACCCGATTCAGAGAGCTGCTTGGCGACCGCTTCAAACTGTTCACTCAGTTTGGTGGCTTGGGCTTCATCACTGATGCCATTCAGTGACTCGGTGAGCAGCTGAACCATGGCGGTGTGTTGTTCGGCAGAGAGTTTCATGCCTTTCAGTTTGCTAGCAAACTGGGCGATCAGTTGTTTCCACATATTTTGACGTTCCTCAGAGAGTTTTTGAGCAAGAGACTCGGAAAGGTAGGTGGGGCATTCATGAAGGCAGGCTTCACTGAGTTCGATTTTGTCCAAGTTCTTAATGCATGGACGAGTCACGAAGCCGGCACCTAACAGGGTTGGACCAAACTGCGAGTATTGGCCATCGGGTCCTGCCTCGTTGCTGACATAGTTGGGATGTATTTCGGCAGAAAGATATTTAAAGCCTTCTTTGGTGACTTTATGGATGCCGAGTTCGAACCACTCCACCTCTGCACGTAGACGTCCACGGTCGGTAAATAGGCGCTTCACCACCGCCCCTGCGCCATCTTCTGGCTTGTGTGCAATGTCGATAAATATGTCTTGACCATAAACCCCATCATTGAAGTTTTTGATCATCGAATCGAACATGCTTTGGGTCAGTTCAAATTCGCCGTAACGTGGATCGTAAAATTTGCCGGTTCGGGTAATAGTGACAACACTGCGTTTTGTGGTTCCGGCATCCACCTTCACCGCATCAGATAAGAGATGAATCACCCCTTGTGTTGTGGTGGCACCTAATACCAAAACGCCTGAGGCCTTAAAGAATTGTCTTCGATTCATTTCCTGTCCTTAAAACGAAAAAAGCCCCTGAAAATGTCAGGGGCTCGGTCGCCATTAAGGGCAGTGTGAGATAAAGACTGTGTTGTTGGGAGGGTGTGTTTAGTTATCAGCCAAATAGCTTCCTCAACGATTGAGCAACACTATGATGAATGAGGTGACCAATAATTAAAATTGCGCTCGAGATAAGTAATTTGCCATACCAAAATGTATACCATGCTTTTTCAGGATCCAAAAAAAGGTGGCTTTTAGGCTTCGATATAAATCCAGAGTAAGTAACACTGCCTGCATGGTCTAACATATCAAAACTATTTAGAAAAATGAGTAGCAAAGCAAATGGCCATATTCGTACGTAGTGGTACCAACTCTTTGAGTAGCTGTAATAATCATAGCCACTCTGGAAATTGCTGCCAATCAAGATATATCTGACATATGCATACAAACAATAACAAGCACCTATAAGTAAAGATTGGAACATAAACTTAAATGTAACATCCCAAGGAGCCTCAAAAACTTTTGCTAATGTTAAGGAAAACATCCCAAAAGTTATAAAAGCCAGCACAAACATAGCTTTAAAAAAATCCTGTTCAGATTTTCTGCTCATGTAACACCTTCCCCGCAAATAATACTGTTTAAATACCCAGCTAAGTTACTAGCACTTTTGTTGTAATTCACTCTGTATTTTCTACTTTTGTGATAACTCACTCAGATTCATATGACGTGTTTATTATTGCAGACTTGACCGCTAAAACTGAGCGACCAAACACACATTTTATGACAACCAATGATGTGCATTTAAGTTACTATGTGTGATAACGCCATGATCAAATAAAAAAACAGGATAACCCAATGGATACTACACAACTGACCATAATTGTCGGCTTACTCATCGTAACTATCTTTTTCTTATATCGCAGAGCCAAGCAACTACAGGATAGGAATAAGCATTACGAAGCTCGATTTAAGGATGTTCTTGATGCAGACGCAGAAAAGAGTGCTGTTCTAGAAGAAAAGGAACGAGTCCTGTCAGAAACTCGTACTTTAGTTGAATCATACAAGGAAAAAAAAGAGCTATATGAACGGCTCTCTAAAGAACTAGCAATTTATGAAAATGAACTAGATATGATTGAGCAAGGTTTCTATCAACCAACCTTTGGTTTTGATACTTCGGAAAAGTTCAAGGATGAAATAAAACACATTAGAAATGTACAAAAACAAATGATTAGCGATAAAACGGCCATTTACTGCAACACTAATTGGACCGTTCACGATAGCAAATCTGAAGGCAAGAAAATGGTCAATAAAGCCATTAGACTTACCGCAAGAGCATTCAACAACGAATGTGATGCAGCTATTGCTAATGTCAAATGGAACAATATTGACAATATGATAGCCAGAGTTGAAAAAGCGTTCGATGCGATCAACAAGCTAAATGAGACTAATGACATCCATATATCCCCTACCTATCTCGAGTATAAGCTTCTCGAGTTAAAAGCCACTCATGAGTACAACCTCAAAAAGCAGGCTGAAAAAGAAGAGCAAGCTGAAATCAAACGTCAAATGAGAGAAGAAGCGAAACTGGAACAAGAGCTTGCAAAAGCAATGAAAGAAGAAGAACAATTCCAAAAGTTACTTGATAAAGCTAGAGCCGAGGCCGAAAAAGCAAGTGGTGAAAAACTTGATGAGTTAAATGCAAAAATTGCTGCTCTTAGTGTAGAACTTCAAGAAGCTCATGCAAAAAGCGAACGAGCTAAATCCATGGCAGAACAAACAAAAGCGGGTCACGTCTATGTTATTTCTAATATTGGATCATTTGGGGATAACGTTTATAAAATTGGCATGACACGAAGATTAGAACCAATGGAGCGAGTCAAAGAACTGGGAGACGCTAGCGTACCATTCTCTTTTGATGTTCATGCCATGATCTACTCAGAAAATGCGCCAGCCTTAGAAAATGAACTCCATAAGAAGTTTGATTTTCAGCGCTTGAACTTAATAAACACTCGTAAAGAGTTTTTTGCAGTAACTCTTGATGAGATAAAAAATGAAGTATTCAAAATTGATGAAAATGCAGATTTTTATGAAACAGCAGAAGCTCAGGAATACCGACAATCTCAAGCAATCAGAAAAGAAAGGGATCATGTAGAAACTAGACAGAAAAAATCTGAACTATTCCCTGACTTAGAATTAGCCTAAGGCTAACTATGATGGTAAAAAAGCCTGAGATATCAGGCTTTTTTTACCACTGGCACTTTCACCCACCGCTTGCAACGGCAGAGCGCTTCACTTTCCAGTAACTTGACACATCGAGAACGAATGATGCCTTCACCGTCGCAAATACGATGGCCACAGATACACATCACTTCACTGACACGTTGGGTTGAGGTTTTTTCTGATGGTACAGATGTGCTTTTCATTATTAGCTCCTAGCCTTTTCAAACGGCCTACTACTTTTGACTGACGTATGCATTATACGATTTACTACGTGGAAAACAGGGGTAAGTTATTCACAGGCTTGCAGTATCAATACCTTTCCGTTTCAACGCTGGCTCTAGGTGCTTCCAAGGTGTCGAGATCATTCCTTGAGTTAAGAAGCCTTGCTGCAGAGCAGACACTTTTTTGTCATGCCCTAACACTGCTTTCTGTGTCGCTTGGCTTTGGCTTTTAAGCCAGTCAATTCGTGTTGTTGCCCCTGCTTTGTCTTCTTCCGTCACTTCATCAACAAACACCACTTGCTCATAACTCAAGGTATTAGGATGCGCTGGCCATGGGCTTTTGCCTCTGGGATATACACCACGGCCAAGGCCATAAATATTGGCCGTGGCGTGCATATCGCAAATATCTCGCTTTGGATGGTTCGGGCTTAGCTTGAACTTAGTCCCCACCACAAACTCATCTTCAAAAGCCGAGTTCTGAAACGCCATACCATAGGCTCGGTTAATCTCAGTTCTCATCACTCGCTTGATTTGGTGATACGGTGCGCCTTGGTCTTCCATAAGTACATCACTGATTTTTTTATTGATGCCCGAACTGCTAGCCATATTCATTTGCTGAGCAAGCTCAGCCGGAACAGGTTGCATTCTCCGTTGATAGTCCTGCGCAGCTTCGGAGGCTGAATGGCCGAGGATGACGGCGCGTTCCACAGCGTTGGTTAGCTCTTGTTTAGCATTGCGATGAACGCGCCATAGCCGCTCACTCAGTTGTAACCCATCTTTCTGCTGCATGGTTCGGGTTGCCAGAACGGCAGCATCAATCGACTCAGAAACTTTTGCGGCAGGAATACTACCGCTGAAAGTGTTCCCGCCATTTTTAGCAGCTTCAACAATATAGCCTTCTACCAGTTGCGATTGCTTTTGATGAATTTGATTCAGTATCTCCTCAATCTGCTTGGTTAGTATCTGCAGCTGGGAAAGACGAACTTGACCTATTTCATCGGCCGCATGACTAATCAGAAACTGGATTTCAACCAGTGCCGCCTGATATAGCGTGGCTAACTCTTGCATGGCTACAGCATCTAACTCGTTGGTTGCTCGCTGCGCGGCCTGCATCGCTCGGCGAATAGTCGCCTGGACTTGTGTGCGTTGATTGTCTGCCATGAGTATTACCCGTTGCTGATGGACGTTGCGCTTTCGCCTTTCGGCTGATTGTTTGGGGTGATACTGACTTTGTGCTGCGGCTTATCGTCCTCATCATCGATGTCGTGGTTTTCTGGGTATGGGTCTTTACTGTTTGCCTCATCTTCACGCATGGCTTCTGCTCGTTGCACATCCACACCCGCCGCTTCCCAAGCCAGTTTTCTTGGCATACCCAATGCCTGATATTTAAGTGCCAAGTCTGCGCGTTGGTTTTTGCTATCGGTCATACGTTCAGCAAACTGGATTTGAAACTGGTGCGAATCAGGGTTGATACCGGCTAACAACAGTTGCAGCTTAAAGCCATCTTCATAGGCATACGCCAGAGCGTCTTGCAGAGCATCAATCTCTTCGTAGTAATCACGCTTTAAGTCTTCCAGTACGTCGCGAGCAAGATCATCAACATAACCGAACAGTCCCTTCGGCGCTGGTGCACCCGAGAAGAACGCATCGATGAGGAGAGTGATATCAGCAATTTGCTCTAGGTTGGCATCACCACCAATGGCCGTAACACTCAGTTTGTTGCCGTAAAAGTCAGTGGCGATTTCTCCCGATTGTCCTTCCACTCTGGCGCGGTATTCTTCTAACGCGTTTTTATCAGCGCCATCAAGAGAATGCGCTAGCTTTTGCGGTGCTCGAGTTCGCCGGCGAATAACAAGATCTTCTTCTGTCATGATCAGCTTTTGCCAGATGGTTCGAGCGGCATCGAGATATGGGCGCCCCATGCAGCCATATCATCAAAGTTATCAGGGTCTAATCGGCTTACGGTGAGCTGCCATAGCGGAAAAGTACACAGCTCTTCATAAGTCAAAGGGTCAACTTGTCGAAAAGCCGCTTTCACGTCCTTGAATCGCCCTGTACGGTCAACGATTGGAATGATGGTCTCAGTCGGCATTCGAACTGATGCAACAACTTGTCGTAGCTCATTAACTACCCATTGCAGTGGCAAATTGCCTTCTTTTGCTAGCCCAGCTGCATCACTCATCAGTTTCATGCGGTTATTGAGTTGAAGTCGCATAGCAAACTGCTGCCACAACTTATTGATTCTGGCATTTTCGGTACCAATCCAATGGAGTTTCAAACCGCCTTTCGTGGCATCACGAGCCATCCGGCGATGAATCTTTTTCACTCGCGGATCAATCTTATCCATGTAACGCAGTGTCACTATGGCGGCACGCAGGTTCGGGTCAATCTGCATTTGGTCGTAAAGGTATTGCACTGAGCGTTCAGGGTCAGCAATGTGGCCTTTTTCTGTCGTGACCTGACCATTGTGATTACCAGTGGTATTAGGCGCGGAAGGCAGAGGCTTGTTTCTCAAGATGGCTAGAATTTGGGCTAGCTTGCTCATCGAATATTCCTTAACAGATTGAATGCGCTCGGCGCACCTAAGAGTTGATCTCGGGTTTTGTGATTGATGGTAATGATGCTCGGAACAGGTGCTGCGCCTTGGGTAACGAGAGCCCAGTGGCTTGCCATGTGCGCATCAAATAAGTCATCGCCAATGGTTTTCTTCACCATTTGATAACTGCTATAGCTACCTGATTTAACGGGTGACGGTTTGATGTTTTTGAGCTGCCGCGGTAATGCAACATAGTCTTCCAACTGTGGGTCTGATTCCCTGTCATCGACATACGGCAACACCATTTGTCTGTTGTGGTACGCGCTGCGCAGTGATTGCGCCATTTGATGTTTGGCCATGCCTTCAAATCGGAGCGGTGAGAATGCCCACTCTGGCCAAGTGGATGCGGTACTTTCACCGCCGCCAATGGTTCGGCGGTCAATTTGTGTTAGCCCTTCAGCAAAAAGATCATCGTTAACCTGCGTGATTAGGCCAATACCAAAGGCGTCACCAATCGCGTAGTCAGGCCGAAAGTAGCGCCAGAACCCGACAAGGTCTTTACGAATCACCCCTTCATCGGTTCCCGGGTGCCACGTTTTACAGAAGATCACGACAGACCAATTGCCCACCTGCTCTTCAATGACTAATGACGAACGAGAAGAGGCAAGGTTCTCACCGTGGCCTGTATGGTCATATCCCCAAGCGATAACGCCGCGCTTTTTGTATACGGCATATGGCTCAGGCTCAGCAGGTTCTAAACCAATTTTGGCGCCAACTTGAATCGCGTAACGGATGTACTTTTCCCAAATAAGGTTTTTCGCCGCCACGTTGATACACAGCAACTGACGAATGTATTCATCCTCAGGCAGCTGCTTACGCATGGACATAATGAACTCTTCATTCAAAATACCCAGCTCTATGCCGAGGTAACAATCAACGGTAGGTAAGCAGTGATACTCACCAGAATCAATCAAGCCGCTCAACGTGTCTGCGCCTTTGAATACTCCGGTGATGCGAATTTGTGGTTTGTTTATCGCAGTTTTACTCGCCCCCAAACGACGACTTGAACCCATCATCAACAAAAATCGGCCATAGAGACGATCTGCATCCAGGTCATCAACTTCTTCCAATGAGGCCCAAGTTAAGTCACCACCATCGACGTTAGCCATAATCCCGTAAGCTCGCGCTTTTGAGCGATTGGCAAATTCATAATAGGTATCGGCAAGCTGTTTACGGCCTTGCTTGTAAGCGATAAAACCACTGAGAATGTCTGAACGGCGAATCGCATCTAAATGGTAACTGAGGTTAACGAGTGACTGCGCTTCTCGAGGAGCAACGATCCCCCCCTCTTGATCGCCATGAATCGCGTTCCAGTTAAGAAAATACATTTCTTTTACTGCGGTTTTACCTGTACGACGACAGCTGTAATCGACGGTATTCGGGTTGGCATCCATTTCTTCCATTTTGAGCAATTGAACGGGATCCAACTCAACGTTGTGAACGTGCTTGTGCCACATGCCATGGTTGCCTGCATAACGCATGACTTCTTTTTGCGCTCGACTTTGGATTTCAATGCGCTCTTTGGCACTGATACGCTCAGCCATTGTCTAGCTCTCCAGTGATGTAATCCCCATCTTCAGCAGCATGCTCCTGGCTGTGCTCGATGAGGATATTGTCGTTTCGAATGCGCTGGCGAGAGCGAGCAATCATATCTCGTAACCCTGACATTTCCTCTGTCATCTTCTTCTGGTATTCGAGTGCGGACTCACGGTCATCTTCTTGCTCTTGCATTCGACCTAGCTCCAAACCGTGGTCAGTCTGAATTTTCGGTGTCATGTTGAGATCAGACATCGAGAGATTATTTTTGCTCAGCATCTCGAGCATGGGTTTTAAGAGTGGATGAGCTTTAACCTCTTCAATGATTTCCTTTTCTCCACGGTTATTGGTGTACTGGCCGATGTGAAAACCACCGTCTTTGTCGAAGTCATACACTGGATTACGCAAGGCAACGCCATCAGCAACAATGGTTTGCATCATGTCTTGGAATATCGCAGCCATGTTTGCTTGGTTGATGGCGTGAAGCTCGGTGAGCTTGCTCGGGTCGTTGGATTGAAACGCAATAAGATGCTGCATCATCAATTCAGTTCGTTTGATACATGCAGGCTGGGTCGCACAATAGGCGTGGTCAACATCGCAAGTGGCACACTGAGGGTACTTGCCAGGTCGAGCGGGGAAAAACAAGGCTGTTCTGGCCGTTGCTCCGTGCTTAAGGGCATTAAATCGGCTCACAGCTCGATCGCTTACTACCCGCAAGTTAGCCGCAGACTTGGCTTTCCCTTCTGTCGTTTTTGGACCTGTAGCCGCTAAAACTGCACAGAACTGCCCCACTTCCCATGGTGCTTGCTGAACTTCCCGCTGACAACCATCGCAAATAGCAAAATATCGGAATGGATGCGCGCGACTAGGCTCATCCTCAATACGAGATGGCTCGCTTTTAAAGGTGTAATTACAGCAGCTGCACTTGAATGTAATCATGGCTCTCGGCAGTTCTCGTTCATTCATACAGCCATTTCGCCAGATTTTTGTTTCTGTATGGAGGGAGTCAATTCGCGCAGCGCTTTATCAGCAAGCAAGATTCTTGACATCGATGCGGTTTGCCCAGTCCAGATGAGCAGTTGATGGGATACTTTTTCTCGAGGAACACCTGCCGCAAGGAGGTTAAACAGCAGTATCTGTTTCAAATGATTATTCCAGCTATTCAAGCTAGGGACGTAGATGCGCAATGCTCGTCTTGATGGTTGATATGCAGCATTGAATAGGGTTTGCCATATAAAGCGATACTGCTCCGCGGTCGTCGCGTAATAGATTTCAAACCAAGGCTTAGGGAGCCGTCTGGAATCTAACCAATCTTCAAATTCCTCTTCAGACATTTGTGTATGACGTTCAGTAATTGTATCGACATACATTCTGAGCCGATGGCCAGTTCGCAACGTTTCGAGGCCTCGCCAAAGTTCAAGAAAGCGTAACGAGCCAAGATGATTCTTAATATCTGTCCAGTGCTGTGGAAGTGACAAACAGTCAAAAGCCAAATCAAGCTCATCGGCGCTTAATGAAAGTTCTAATTTGGTGCAGTTATCTAGGTACCGTCCCCCCCCTAAAAGCAAAGAGGAATCTATATGCCGAGCCCCCACCCCATGGGTAGTGACCTGATGATCTCTTAGTACACCTAGATATTTTGAAATTGAGCTGCGCATTCCCTTGTCCTTTATGAAAACTGAAGTCAGTAAACACAAAGGCTCGGGCACCACAGTGAATTGATGAGCTGCGCATTCTGTCAGTATGTGCAGCTAGTGATATGTATCACATAGACGGTTTTGTTCGTTTCGAAGGTGAGTTCTCAAGTCCCTCACAATCGTCCGCTAACATCCAGTATACCTGAGTTTAGAAAATAAGTTAAAGACGGGATATATAAGTTCTAAGACGTTAAAGTGCAGTAAGAGAGTCTGTGTAGAGCTCTCAAATATTTTAAGATTGGGTATGCATCAACAGAACAATCCACTCAGAAATTTTGAGGAGACCAACATGGAAAAAGAGAAAGAAGCTTGCCGCGAATGTGGTGGTACTGGTGTAGGTAAAGTGATTGGGAGAACTCAGCAGGAGTGGGAAGAGGAAGGTTGTCCCTATGCCCCAATAGAATGCCAGCACTGTCATGGTTCAGGAGTTGAACCTAGCTAAACAATAACGGGGGAATTATCCCCCGTTTAGTACAAACGATATCTCAGCTTCATTGATAAACAACCAAGTATTGCCAGCAGCAGTAACATCAAGACCCGCATAAGGATTGAATTGGACTCTGGACCCAACGTTAACCTCTACGACTCTGGGTCCAATCGCAACAACTTCCCCAGTATTACCAGGCTTATCAGGAACCCAAAGCAAACTTTCTAACGGCTTATCACGCTTGATGATTACCCAATCATGCAATGGCCTTAGCTTCATGCCAGTTTTCCTTTTCGTAGCTCATTCAACAATGCTGACACAGGTGTTTCCATCTTACCTAGGGGGTTACCTTTATCGAGTACATGAGTCATTTTACGCATCGAGATGTGTGAATATATCTCAGAAGTTTTGGGGTCAGCATGCCCCATCAGAGCTTGAATTTGCAGAGTACTAGAGTCTGATTCAGCTAGCTCGGTACCAAACAAATGGCGCAGTGCATGCGCATGAGATTGGTCTTCAGGAACACCAGCTGCTATCGCATACTTTTTTATCATTCGGTCAACCGCTCTAGTGGACAACCGACGTAACTCCCCGCGATGTTCCCATTCAGGAACGTGACGATTCCGAAGATTAACAAACAGCACTTGATCGCCATTATCCAACACTCGATCAACATGTTTTAGGTCATGATGGCCAAGGTATGCCTGGACTAATAACATTGCTTCAAGTGGTACCGGCACTAAACGCTCTCGTTCACCTTTCTCAAGCGTTCGTATGGCTAAGCGCTCAACTTCACCATACTGATACCAAATTAGCTGTGATTCATTCAGGCCACACAAACCAGCAACTCGAAAACCACAACCGATGAGCAAAGCCAACATCGCGCTATCTCGTACACCAGACAATGACGTTAAGTTGGGCTGGAATAACAAAGCTTCTGCGCTTTTTAGTCCCATGAATCTTGGAAGCCTACGACCCATTCTGGGGTAAACCAAATCAGCTGCAGGGTTTCTAGCCACAATGCGACGCTTAGCAAGAAAAGAATAAAAGCCTCGAATAGCTGCGACGGCCACCTTACGCGATGCCGCCGAATAACCCGCTCGATGCAACCACCCACCAGAGAACTGCTCTAATGTCTTTAGCTCAGCAGCAGCAAAGTTACCGCTCAAGAACTTATCTAGTTGGTTCAGCAATCCCCGATACTTCTTCACAGTTCTAGCACTGCAATTCTCGTTCTCGCCTTTCCAGGTAAGAAATTGATCAATCAGATCAGTTGGCATTGATGAGGTTTTCATTTCTTTGGTAGGGGCAGAAAAATCCATGGACTTGTGGACTCGCTATGAGAGAACTGACTGAGCCCAGTATCCATAAGGGTTCACACTATTTGGAGGGCTTTAGAAAACCCATGGAAAAAACCATGGGAGTAGGAAAAATTCATGGGATAAAAAATAGACAGAAAAAATTATATATGGGGGACTCATTTACGCGCATCTCTCACTTCCTAGTTATCTATCTCTCTCTTTTTATTAAATAAAGAAAGAAAAGAAAGAGAAGGGGTAGCGAAATCGGCAAAAACAGAAGACATGGACAAAAAAAAGCAAACATATGGAAAAAAAGAGCTAATCCATGGATGAAAATTTATTACAAACCCAATAGAGACAATGGATTAGAAAAAGTAACCCATAATTCCACAGGTTTTAGCTAGGTATGTGTGGAAAGGATATTGACGCGACACACCCAAGCCGCCATTCTTTTTTTCACGCTAATCCCTCTGCCTGCGCGCCCATATTTCTCAAGGGGGTGCGGGGGAAGAGCAATAAGGAGTAAAAGCGCCTGTCTTATGCTGGGCGTTCTTTATATGGGTATCGCACTTATCAATAGATACAGAGCCTTCATAAAGAACGCCCTCTTAGAAGTTTTTCAGCGGGGTAAGAATGCACTCATCACCAACAGGAGATGACTATGCAAAACGTACCTAAAGCTCGCACAATCGATGAAATAATCATTGAGATCATGGAAAAAGAAGGTTTTCGTTCGAATAACCCAGACGATTTGGGCGGAGACACAACTTACGGGATTACCGAAGAAACGGCTCGCAGATTGGGCTACAAAGGCTCTATGGATGATTTGACGCCAGATATAGCTAAAGACATGTACTTAAATGAATACGTACGCCGAGTACGGTTCGACAAAGTACATACTGTAAGCGCCATCATTGGTGAAGAACTTATTGATACCGGTGTAAACATGGGACAAGAAACTGCAGCGCGGTTCTTACAGCGCTGGTTAAACGTCTATAACAACAAGCAGAAATACTATAAGGATATAGTGGTTGACGGACTTATTGGCCCAGCAACCATTTCTGCTCTAACCGCATTTCTGGCCAAGCGTGGTCGAGAAGGTGAATTCGTTCTATGGAAGTCTCTAAATGCTAGTCAAGGCGGTCGATACTTAGACATAACAGAAGCCAGAGAGAAGAACGAAACTCACGTATATGGTTGGATGTTGCAGCGAGTTGGTCTCTAA